GTCTGCATCTCTTGCCGATGGGCTCATCGTTGGCGGCTGCGCGGGTTTGATCAACGCACTGACCGCCATTGCGCCGACCATCGAAATGCCAGCGGTCAAAGCGGCAATTCCAAATGCGCTGGTGATACTTAAAGTGGGAGCAAGCGCAGCAGCGGCCCAAGGTGCAGCCACCGCAATCGCGATCATGGCGATGGCCCCAAGTACTTTGCCTTGAGGGTTTACCCCGATGACTAATTGATCGTTGGCCTGAACGTGAAAACCCTCGATGTCTGTGACATCGATTCCCCGCAAGTAAACGCGGGCATAAGGGCGTACCCATGGATCAACAATGCAGTTGTCAAGGACTTGCGTTGTAGTCCATCCTGGAGCAACAGAGACAATTCGAGTCGTCATGTGGCGGGCCTTATGATGTGCTGGACTCTGTGGCTCCAGAGGGGAGAATTAAGCGACTCCACAGTGCTTGATCTGCCACTGAGCGCATGGATGAACCAATCGTCGCCTAAGTACAGTCCGCAGTGCGTTGTTCGTCCAAGTATTTTAAACAGTATCAAGTCGCCTGGGGCGCGTTTGTCGCGGTCGATGCGTTGCCATTTGTCGCAAACCGTGACGGCTTGGCGCATGAAACCCTCGGCATCGTCCAAGTAACTGTCGAGCTGATAGACATAAGGCGGCAAGGCCAGCTTAAAAATGTCAGCAGCCACCGCTTTGGATAGCGTCCAGCAATCGCATACGCCGTCGGCCAACTCGCCCAGCGGCTTGTGGGGGATGCCGATGTATTTGACGAGTGCAGGGTTTTCCATAACTTAGGCAAACAGTGCGGGAAAGATGCTGGGGGAGTATGTCTCGCCAAACTTGCGCGACAAGATGTTGGGGATTGACAGCGTGCCGCTGATCTGAACTGCGTCATAACTGGCGTCGTGCATTACCAAACCGTCGATGATGATCTCGGGCGCATCTAAGTTGATGGTGGTGACCACCTCCAGCTTGATGGTCGGGGGCGTGATCTCGGCGCGGATGGCTTCAACCAGCGATTGATCGACGTTGGCAATGGTGTACTTAACTTTCGGCAGTGTTTCCCCGTCTGACTCGGGCAGTGTGATCTTGAAGGGGAAAGGCAAATAAGCCTGACCCCGACTGGTGATGGTGTCGGTGTTGTCACACAAATAGCTTGAAACACCCTTGGAGGTGATGGTCAACAAAGTGAACCAAGCCACTTCGCTGTTGGCATCATTTACGGCTGCGTAGGCTTTGTCAGTGATCACGGTAGCGCCCTCATCTCTGGGGTTTGTATTAACTGGAAGCTGACCGTCACAGCTTTTGCATCCAGCCACGCATAAGTGGGTTCACCCGCGAAGGCCCAATGCTCCTCGGCTTGATCGAATGGGCGTTTGATTTTGAACGGGTGAACGCCGCCCATTGTGGTGGTGACAAAGAAGTTCCAAAAGGCGTCGTAATCCTTGCCGTACAGCGTCACGCTGGCGTCGGCCTCGCGCACGGGAGAAGTAAAGCGCCGCCTGACCTTGGGCGAGCCTGCCTCCATGTCTGAACGAATGACGATGGGCTTGGTTGTTTCCGAGAAGGTCTGCAAGCAGCCATCCCAAAACGCTGGTTTATTGACTGGAGTAAGTGCCATTTATGCCGCCTGTCTTGATAGGCCAAAGGCCGATTTCATTACGCGATCCATTGAGCCATCGCCAAAGGCGCGGGTCATGCTTTTCTTGATCTCAACGTCAATGGAGATCTGCCCGTCAGCGCCGCGCGTTTCTGTGACCGACACCTCATTGGCTGAGTAGTTGTTCACGTTGACCGACACGTTGGTGCCGCCTCCCTTGAGACCCAGCACGCCCTGGGCGTTGCGGCTCAAAGGCAAGATGGCCTCGGGCGAACTGCCCTCTCCAAGAACACCACCGCGAGCAAACTTTTTTAACGGGCCGCTGCCGGGCATGTTGAAGTAAGTCGGCTTGTCGTAGATGCCCCAAGGCAAGCCCGTAGAGCTTGCAAACGCGCCGCCCTTGGCAAACCCTAACAGCGAACCAAATGAGCTGCCCTTGAGCGCGTTAAGCACTTGCTGCTTCACAATCATCTTGGCGATCTGCTTCAAGAAGTCAGCAGCAAAGTCCTTGAAGCTCTTGCCTGCGTCGAAGATGGTGTCGACCAACTGGCCAACGCCTTGCACCGCTAAGTTCTTCATGGCCAGCTGCATCTCGTTTATGTTCTTGACGGCTGGTGCATCAGGGCTGAACACTAGGCCAAACTTCTGCCCAAGATGCGCAAACTCCTCGCCCGTAATCTTGCCGCTGAAATATAGATCATCGATCTTTTCTCGCAAAGCGTCCAAGTCGCGCACCCGCTGGCCAAGCGCGTTGAGCTCTTCAGTGATTGTTGTGAGCGGGTTTGTGCCCTTGAGCTTCTCAAAAGAATTGGCGATTGCGTCAAGCTCCCGATCCATTGCTGCTTCGCGCAACCGGGTCACTTCATCAGCCGCAGCCTTGGTGGCCTTGGCCATGTCGTCAAACTGCCGGGTGATGGCATCGATCTCACGGTCGGCTGCGGCCTCTTTGATTTTCTTTAACTCGTCTGCTGCTTTCTTGGCCTCATCCGCCATCTTTTTCAAAGCCGCAGCAGATGGGCCTGCTTTGATCGTGCCAACAGACTCGCCTGCTTTGGCCACCTCTTTCATGGCTGGGGCAAGCCCCATGATTCTGGCTTGGAAGGCATCAAGCTCTTTGCGCGACTTCTCTTGCTCGCTTGCAGTTGCGGCCCAAATCTTGGGGATGTTGGCAAAGTCGCCCGTAGCCAATGACGCGGCAACCTTGCCCAGCCGAACAATGTCGCTGGCGATGCCGCCGATAATGAAGGCCAAATCAGAAGCAACAACAGCCACCGCCTGGAATGCCACCTTCAAGACACCGCCGATGGCTCCAATCGCTGAGGTGCTGCTTCCGACGTTCTTTAATCCCTCGTTGATGTAATCCAAGGACGCTGACACCGTGTCCATGATGCCGCTGGTCTTACCAAGTTCTGCCAAGAACAACGTGGTGGTCAGCTTGAGCTTGTTCATCCCCTGCTCAAAGGTAACGGGCAAGGCGGCAAAATCTGCCTGCAACTCTGGCCCCAACTTGAGCAGCGTGTTAGCCAAAACATCTGCGGTGATCTTGCCCTCTGAGCCCATCCTCTTAAGCTCGCCAGCGCTGACACCAATCTCTTTGGCCAACCCCTTCATCAACAACGGCATCCGCTCGGACAGCGACTTGAACTCATCGCCTTGCAACACGCCGGAAGACAGCGCTTGGCCAAACTGAACCAGCGCCCCATTAACGTCGGCCATTGATGTGCCGCCGACTTTACCCAACTTGATGAAGTTCTCGGCCACCGCAGAGATCTGCGCGTTGTTGGCCCCCATGTCTTGCATACCAATGGACAGCCGCTGAATCGAAGTTGCAACGCCATCCAAGTCAGCGCCCGTGTTGCCCACAATGGCGAACACGCGTTGGAGCATATCCGCGCCAGCCTCAGCCGAGCCACGCAGCGTGCTGAGTGATGCCTCCAGTGTGGCGATCTGCTCGGTTGCGGAGGTGATGCCGCCAAGCCCCTTGGCCGCGGCAAATCCAGCAAACGCTTTGGTGGCTGCGCTCAATGCGCTGCCAACTTTGCCCATCCCGGATTCAAGTTTGTTGGCAGAATCGCTGATTTTGTTCAGCGCATTGATGGCAGATGAGCCGTCAGCAACTATTCGGTAGACGCGTTCCATGGATCACCTCAATCCGCGTTTGCGGCGCGGGGAAATTATTAAATAAGCCGTTCCCTGCTTTGATACTTCGCCAGGGATTTTATAGGCTCGCGTGAATCCAACCGTCACGCTGAATTGCAAGAACTCGATCATGTGCCGAGCCTGCCGCGCTGTCATGGCCATGAAGCCAAGCCGCTGGTTTCTCTTTGCCGTCTTGCCCTTGCGAGCGTTGGGCGCTTTGAACTCAAGCGACCTTGAGCCCGCCGCCACCCGTTTGTTTGCGGCTGTCGCGTAACTGACCTTTGGCTTGAGAATAACAAAATCTCGCGGCCCAAAATTGATGTTCGCGCCAAGCGGAATTTTGCGCCCCGCCCGAATGTGTGTGAACTCCCAGCTCGATGGGCTGGACAGCTTGCCCGTGTTGGCTGTAGTGCTGGCCTGGATGTTTTGAATCAGCGCGGCCTTGAGTCGCTCCAAAGCAACAACAGGCATAGACGTGCCAAACAAAACTGTGATGCGCTTGTTAACGGCGGCAATGGGTTTACTCTTGCTGCCGTCCACATCCACGATGGTGGGCTCATTACCAGCACGGCGCTCGATGGCCGTGTCTCTGGCAATGATGTCCACCAACATGGAGCGGATGTCTTGCAACCCGAGCTTTGATATATCAACGCCAAATGTCTGCGTTTGTGACACAGACGGTTTGCCGTCAATAATAAAAGTCCGAGAGCGTGTCGAGATCACAATCCAAGCCCCTTCAAGATGGCATCGCCAGGGTTGCCAGACTTGAGCAAGTTCTTCTTCCCTGCGTCCTCTTGCGAGCGCAGAGAATAGAACCTGAGCCAACCCATATATTCTTTAAGTGGCATCTCTTTAGTCTTGGATAGTGGTTGGTGAAGATCAAACGATAACTGGTACAGGTTTTGTTCTGTGACAGTTAGCTCTGCGTCAAAAAACCGTTTGCCTCCATCACGGGGCCAACTAAATCGCTGTACGCCTTGATGCCCAAATCCAGCAGGGCGTCGCCCAAGGGTTGACCGTCTGGCGTGCAGACGCTGGCCTTGGCCAACTCCAGCTGAAACTTTTGAGGGTCCTCGCTGATCAGATTCATGAATTGCATCATGTCGCGGATTTTGGCCTCACGCACGGTGTAAGTGGTGTTGTTTACGGTTACTTGTTTTTCCATGGCTTGCTTTCAATGTTGGCTTGCTTTCAAGGGTGGCTTGCTTTTGGGTGTCCGCATCGCACACCGTTTGAGGCAAGCCAGCCCTTGGGTGTTTCACGCGATGCGGACGAAAACATTACAGTGTGTAACGTGGTTTGCTGGTCAGCGTGATGGTGGCTGACCATGTAATCGCAGCATTGAGCTCCAGACCATAAGTCAGACCAGACAAGATGCCTTCCATCAGCAAGAACGTGCCGTTAGGCATGGTCACGCGGAAGATGCGCTTGTCACCCAACTCATCGGCGCCCTTGATGGCCAAGAAGTCCGATGCTGTTGGATCGACGTAACCGCCGATGGTCACAGAGCCGACGTTGGCAGCAGGCACGGGCAGGGATGCCTGACCGCAGAATGTGCTCACGTCAATTTGTGATGGTGCGTCCACGCTGATGGACAACTGAGACAAGCACAGGTCTTGCAGGCCCGTGGTGCCAGAGTAAGCAGTGACCACCGCTCCGCCTGCCAAAGTGGTTGCACCACCCGTGTTGTCAGTGCCGACCAGTGT